TAGTAAGGTAAGGGCTAAAACATGATTAAGGTTATGATTAAGTTGTTTAAGGAGTTATTAAGGAGTATTAAGATAAGTAAGGATTATTGGGTAAGGTGTTTAAGGAGTTATTAAGGAGTATTAAGATAAGTAAGGACTACATAAAGTAGCTGTAGTTAAAAAGTATACAGATTAGCACCTAAGTGCCTAACGATTTTCTTACGGTGTTTCTTTAAGGAGTTATTAAGGATTATTAAGGTAAGTAACATTAAAATGATTAAGGATTAATTAAGAATTATTAAGGTATGGAGTAGTCTATACCTAAAAGTAGCTTAGAGAAAACTTAAGCTAATTCTTTGAGATGCTTAGAGATGCTTAGAAATCTTGGAGATGCTTGGAGATAAGCAAGGGGCATGGGGGACACTCGTGGATTACTTTGTGATGATACCCATTCATATTTTTTAGATATTTTTTGAGACTAGCCTAGAGTAAACTAGACCATTTCTCTTTGTTTCTTTCTGTTCATAGAAGGAGGTGGTAGGAGGTAGTATACCTAAGGGATTGCATATAGCTTTTCTGTGATGCCTATAGCTAACACAGACTTGATGCTCTGTGAACCTATAGTGAACACAGACTATGTATATGTATATCCCCCTCTCCCCTTCTAGTGTGTCCCCTCTGTTAAAGTACACCTACCTACAGCTACCATCAATACGAGGCTAGAGACCTACTGAATAAGACCTAATTTAACCACTGAAAGCCTTAAGTCTACTAAGAGACCTACTACTACCAACACCCCTTTTATTATTCATTTTCTTAAAGATGTCAGCTCTACGTTTCAGTTCATTTTCCACTTGTTTACGATGGTATCTAGTTAATGCTACATCACTATCTTGTCTAAGGATGTTACGTTCATTCCAATACTGTACACCAATAGCTATAGCATCAAGCCTATCATCATGAATAAGACTACCACGTTCTCTATTAATATGTGTTAGTTGAAATAACATACTGTAGTAGATGTTCTGTGACTCACTAAGTCCATTAGAGATATCATTCTTCAAGGCAGTATAGTCTATTACCAACCTATGTTGATTAAGTAAAGGTTCAAGTGTATCAATAATCCTTACTTCTTTCTGTAGGTGGTTTCTTACTTCTTCCATAGCACAAGGATAAATAGCATTAAGTACTGGTTGTAGTAAGTTATTAAACATACCATCACCAAAGTTACTCTCAATAACTATCTTATCCACCTTATAATCTCTAGCTATCTCAGCTAATTTAACTAAATTCTCTTGACCATAACCACCAAACATACCACCAAATGTAGGAATGTAAAGTTTACCTAGTAGATGATTAACAACAGCATAACCCATTTCATCTTTACCTCTACCTGATGGGTCAATTACTAATATTCTACCTTCATAGTTACCATAATCACCACCACTTCTACCGAATTGTAGTCTATCGCCAGTAAACCCTAAGTTAGATAAATCAGTAGTGTCTTTATCTTGACTAGACCATAGTATATCAGTAGGTGCTTGGTCAGCTGTTAAGTCTGCTACGATTAAATCATTAGTCTTTAATGGATATTTCTCAGCATCAGACAGTGTAGTATCTAGCATAAACTGTAATTTAAAACCACTTCTACCATAAGATAACTCTCTTTGGTGTAGGTCTTCGTCTGTAAACCTACTATCTGTTGATTTACCAATAAGTCCACTGTCCTTAGACATGTCTTCAACTAAATAAGGAGCTAAACAACCTTGGTAATTATCAATATTATCTGGGTATCTAGCAGGATAAATCCTAGTAACGTACCCTTTATCTCTCATTCTATTATAAATAGACTCTGAAGACTGTGGTGTACCAAGTACAAGTATCTGTGCATTGTCTGAAGTTTGTAAGATAGCTTCATATTCTGCTACTTGTTGTAGTAAGTCTTGTCTTCTTTTCTCAGTAGCTGAGTTTTGTTGTCCTTCAACATCATCTGATATTAATAAACTAGCTCTATTACCTTGTAACTGAGAAGTAATACCTAATGCTTTAACAGAAGGCTGTACAGATACATCACAACCATTAACGTCAAATGCCACAACTGATGACCTTTGGTCTGGTCTAGGTGATAAGTGTACCAGTATAGGCATCGTATCAATTAGCTTACGAATAAAGATAGCAATATTGTCTGAGTGTGCTCCAGACTGTGATACTATCAGTACTTTTTCATTAGGGTCTCTTAGGAGTCTCCAGCATACAAACGCACCAGTAATCCAAGTCTTACCAATACCCCTTAAAGCTTCAAGCTGACTTCTTTTATGTCTCTCTTGAAGATACTCAGCAATCTTATATTGCATCCTAGTAGGCTTTGGTAGCCTTAAATGTTCCCATGTAAACTTTAAGAATACTCTAAAGTCTTTTATGGCTAGTTCTATTTCTGTTTCTGTCATATTGTCTCCTTTTAATATATGCTCATAAACGCACAATAAAGCCCCTAGAAGCTCTAAACTCCTTTTAGGGGTATAATCTATTACCTAAAGGTGTTCGTTGCTTGTAGAGGCTCTCAGTGAGTTTAATCTAACTCTAACATTTCTTCAATAGAGAAGCTATCTGTTTCTTTAGCTTCTTTTGCTATCTGTTTAATTGAGTCTGTCAACGACATCATTGACTCTGACTCTATAACATCAGCTGTAATATCATTATCTTTTAAGAATTTAATAGCATGTGCCAATACCTTAGGGTCATCTAAGTTATTAGACAGCTGTTCTGCTACTAATCCATGTAAGTTATTAAGCTGTGATACATTTGCTTTTTCTTTGTATGTTTTATCTAACATGTTAATCTCCTATTTGTTCAAATAAAGGTTTATCAAAAGATAAAGGTGTTGTTGTTTGTAGTTTACCTTCTTCTTTTAGTTCTTTTTCTAGTGATTTAATACCTACGTTTAGAATAGGGAAAGCATTAATAATAGGTGTTATTTTTAGTCCATTACTTAAGTCTGTCCCACTAACACCATCAGCTAATCCCATACCAGTTTTTAGTATTTTATTACCAGTAGAATAACCTGCTCCTAAGAACATAGATGCTAAATCAGTTCTAGGTGCGAAAGCACTACCTAAAGGTGCATTACCAGTTAACATTAGACCAGTATCAATAAAGTTTGGTACAATACCAGCCATAGGTGTTCTAGTAACTGCTTTAACTAGAAGTTTTGTATCGTCTTCATAGTCTTCATTAACACCTGATTGTACTAATGCCATATCTTCTAGTTTTAATATAGAATACATAGTACCTACTGCTGTAATAATACCAACTACTGTCCTAGCTGAAGCTTCATCACCTAAGTTAAGAAGTAATCTTTCATATAAGGCTGTAGGCATTTGTGTAAACTGTAAGCCCATAGCTGCTAGAGGGTTATTAACATCTGATTGCCATCTGTGTACTCTAGTACCATCAGCTCTCATTACAGTATCTCTAGTTGCTCTACCTATATATCTTACAAACTTCTTAGCTAAATCTTGGTCTTTCCATTCCTCAAAATTCCAGTCTGTTATTTGACCATCTTCACTTTTGATAATATTTTGTCTATTAATATTAGTTATATCGTCTGATGATAAACCATATCTAGCCATTCTACTAGCTTCTTGTTTTGTCATATTAGTTGGTCTACTCATTATAGTCTGTAGTTCACTTAAAGCACCACCACCAGCTACAAAATCACTAACATCGTTTACGTAGTTAAAACCTGAAAACTTCCTAGAGTAATGAGACATCTTATCTAAAAACATTTCTGTCTTACCAGTAGTAGGTGTAACTTCCATGTTATCATATCTGTCGTATTTTAATCCTCTTTGCATTTGAATAGCTAAACCAGCTTGTCTCATAACTTTAACTAAGGGAGAAGAAGGGTCTGAATTCTTAATCTGGTTCTGCACTCCTTTAATAGAAGGAACAAAGTTATCTATAACTGGTTTTAATCCATATCTTAAAATAGCAACAGTAGGCTCTACAATAGCATACTTAACAAACCCTGCACTATATAAAGCACTTGAACCTTTTCTTAACATTCTTGATACTTTATTAATAGCTTTGTCTGGGTCTTTATTATATTTTCTACTACCTAGTACTGTTTCAAAGATAGCCCTAGCATTCTCTACGTCTTTTTTAATAGCTCTTTCAGAAGCACCATTAGCTCTACCAGCTTCTACTATCTCTTTTAATTTCTCATCAATAACAGTAGTCATTCTACCTAAGTTATCTGTGTCCATTCCATATACTTTTTTCATGGCTATTTTACCACCAATTCTATCAGCATACTCAGTACCAATAACATTAATATCATTTACAAAATATTCAGGATATAAAGACCTATTCATTCTAAGTTTTCTTCTTTTAGTAGCTGATGTCGATTGAGCACCTCTGCCACCGTCTAGATATCTATTAACAAAATCTCTATCTAAGGCATTTTCTACCATCTTCTTAGCTATCTGTTCAATTTCTTCTTCTGTTAACTCACCATTTCTAATTAAGGCTTTGTTTAACTCATCGTCCATAAGCATTTCTTTAAATCTCTGTTCAGCTAATGGAACATTTGACATAATCTCATCAGGATTATACTTAACATGTCCATAACCTCTTGAGTCTTTACCAGCAATACCCTTTAGTTCATATTTAGTAGCATCTTCACCGAATTTACTATAGAAATCTTGTATATAACTAAGATGTGCTGGAGCAACAAAGATACCATCATCAAATCCTTTGCTTCTTTTGTGAGCAGTAACTACATCATATAAATCTTCAGGAAATAAGTCATCTGCTAGCTTCTGGTTTCTTATTTCATCAGCTTGCTTAATCGTCTTCTCTAATCTTCTATTTATATTCTTAATAGATGTTTCTGTATTTGTTCTAGCTTTTTTATCGAATAATACTAAATCGTCTTGTGTAGGTTCAATGCTTCTAGTTTTTACTTCTTCTAGTTTATTTCTACTAGTAATGAAATTTTCTTCTGCTTTAACTAGTTTAGTATCTAAAGATGAAATTTTCTTCTCTAGTTGTTTAACTCTAGTATTATCTTTTTTAACTACAGCATACGGACTTCTTTTAGCTATTAAAGCATCTAATTCACTTTGTAGTGTTTGTCTTTCTTGTTGTAGAGTTGTTAGTTTACTTTCAGCTGTTTTAACTTTAGGAGTAAGTTCATTAAGTTCCTTACTTCTTTGTTTAATATTAGCTTCTCTTTTCCCTACAGATAAATCTTTTACAATAGACTGTACTTGTGTCTCTATTACACCTTTTTCTCTTTCTGCTAAAGCTGTTGCTTGTTCTACTAAAGAGTCTGCTTGTTTTGTATATTTAGCTTGTACTCTTTCAAAAGGTAGTTCCTCAACACCAGTAGCTTCTTTATAAGTAGCATACAAGTCTTCTTTAGACATATTACCAACATCTCGTCTAATTGTCTGTTCAACACTATTAGTAAAGTCATTCCACGACTTACCGTCTTCATAAGACTGTTCTTTCATATCAAGACCAGATTGTTTAGAGTTTTCAAATGCTCCATAATGTAAGTTAGTTACTTCTCTTTCAATTACAGTCTGTGTATAGTCCATAGCTGTATCGTCACTAGCTGTTACAAAGTTACCGTTAGCATCTTTAGAAGCATTAACTCTAGTAGTTGCTAAGTTACCAATCTCTCTCGCTAGGTCACTAGTACCTTGTGTTACCAATTGGTCAGCACTAGATATAGAAAAGAAACCTCTTAAACTCCCAGTTCCTGGTATGTTGTTAATTAAGGTATTAGTTGTCGAGGCAATTGATTGTCTACCAGTACCACTAGCTACTGTTGTAAATGTTTGTCCTAGTAGAGGTAATGCCATACCAAACATAGCACCATATTGAGCCATTGTATTAGCTCTTTCGTCCATATCTACACCAGCTTCAGTTTGAATAGCCTTTTCTGATGCATAAATAGCTGACGAAGCAGCCGTCGAACCTATAGCCATATTAGCTATTGTATTAGCTCCAGCTTTTTGTAGGTTCATAGCAGTCTTCATTGTTGTACCTGCTTTAAATACTGCTCCACCCACTAACCATGAAGGCACATCAGCAAAAGACATAACTGTTTCTACTGCTGCTCCAGTTAATCCTGCTTTTTCAATAGTATCGATAGCTTCTCTATGTTTCTTTTGGTTTTCTATCTTAAGTTGAAGATAATCAGCATTCTTAGCTTCTTTCAGTTCATTAAAATCAGATAATGAAATATTAGGTACAGCCTTATCAACAATACTTTTAAATTCTTCTGATGTGTGGTAGTCGTCTTCGCCTTCATTTGCTGGCATCATTCTTTTATTTTCTACCATATTTAAAAAGGTACTACCACCAGTCAGGGAAGTCCTAACTGCTGATAAACCAATATCTACAAAACCAGGCTCAGAAGCTTTTTGTTTTTCTTCTAGTTGTTTGCCTTCGTTTAAAAAGTCATCTGTTGTGTAGTTATCATATAATCCTGAGTACAACCCTGACATTTATTCTCCTTTTATTTTCTTAATTTGTTTGCTAGTTTTATATCTTTTAATAATGAGTCTATTAACTTAGGATGTGTTTTCTTATCTAAATTAAAATCATATGCTATAAATGTTTTAGCTGCCTTTTCTAGTCTTTTCTCAACGCCATCAAGACCTTTTTCATTTTGTCTTCCATAATATTCTTCATGGTCTAATAAATTTAAAGCGGCATTATAATAATTACCTTTTTTAAACTCACTTACCCATTTCATTCCCGATTTAAAATCACCTCTATATACAATAGATAATAATTCTTCTTGAAGTTTATCGTCTAGCTTATTATAGTTTTTAAAAGTTTTTTTAAGCGTATCCTCATGCTCTTTAATAGTATCAATTGGGTTCTTAAAGATATGCTCTTGTGTTTGTCCTAAACCAAAAGTAACAACACCAACATCATCTTTATAAAGACCATCAACAAAGCCTTCTTCTCTAGCTATATTTTTATACTTTTCAGGTAGTGGAGTATCTGAATACTCTTGTAGTTTTTTAACAGCTTGTTCCCCTGATACATACTTACCTGCGTTTTTAGCTTCAGTTGAATTTTTAAACACATGGTACTTTTCTGTTAGTTTACTTAATATAGCCTTAGATGTTTGTTCTCCAAAATCTCCATCAACTGTAATGCCCATAGTTTTCTGTAAATCTTCTACTTCTTTCTTATTTCCTTTGATACTAGTCAAGGCTTTTATCATAGAAGTAGCTTCTTTATTAGACTCTACTGGCTTTTCTTTTTTCAGTTTATCTATTTTTTGTTCGTAAGTAGGTGTTTGTACTGTTTCTAATTCAGCACCTTGTAATCCACTAGAACCATCTTTAACTCTCTGCCATAACTCTTTAGCTTTTTCAGTAACATCAATTAAAGGTTCCCCTCCTGATTTAGGATTAAGAGATAGTAATTTATCTGAATACTCTCCTAGTTTTCTACTTAAAATTCCTAATGTTGTTTTACTAAAAGCTTCAGTATCAAATGAAACATCTGTGAAATCTCCACTAAACTTACTAATAGTATCAACTGGGTTAGCAGCTAGTTCTAGTAAAGTTTTGTCTCCTCTTGATAAATAAGTTTCTGTCATTTTATCACTTAATACGTTAATAACACCATAAGGACCATTTATTTTATTAACAGCCACTTCTGTTCCATCTTCTGTTTTTCTAGTAATAGGACTATAGTAAGTAGCTCCTACTGCTGAGAAATAAAAAGTATCATTAGCTGGATTATATGCAAAACCAGTAGTATTAGGATTTTCTCTTTGAAAAGCCTTCTTAAGGTCTGCGATAATTTCTATATCATCTTCTGATAAATTAATACCTTTATAACCAGTTAACTGAACACCTTCTGTTGGAAACTCTTGTTTAATCTTAGCTTCAATATTTTCTAAGACAGTCTCAGCATCTCCCGTTAGTGCCACACCATATTTAAACTCACTTTTATATTTATATAGGTGTAAGTTTTCTTTAAGTGCTTCATTAAATACAGAAGTGTCTACTGGTATTGCCTCAGGGTCGTTAACTAGTTTATTAACGTCTCTTAAATCATTAGGCATTATAATAGGATTACCATCTTTATCTTGTGTTATTCTACTCTCTAAAGCTGATACTTGATAGTACAGTTTATCACCTAACAGTTTTTGAACAGCTATGTCATCTATGTCTTTCATTGCTTTAACTTTTTGAATAGCTCCTACAGCACTTTGAGGAGTATTTAAGTCCTTAGAAATAAATGAAGCTACATTACCTTTAACATCATGATTTCTATATATTTTTAAAATACCATCAGCTGAAAAAGACTCATTATTTTTATAAAAACTATTAATTGTAGTACCCATTACTTCTTTAATAGCTTCTTCTTCTGCTCCAGTACCTACATAAGACGTTGATGTCCTATCTATTGTAGTAGTTAGTTTATTAGCTGAATTTTCAATATCCCATTTAAATTTATATTTATCATAGAATTTTTGGTCTTCAGTTGATACAACTCCTCCATTTTTTAAAGCAATATAGCCTTCTAACATATTAGGAGACATACCTTCTTTTGTAGTTGGTTTACTTTTAATATCTCTAACAACTCTAGTAGCTTCCTCTTTTAAAGCCTTTTCTTCTTTTTTCTGAGCAGCTGACTTAGTTTTTAATGTATTTTCTGCTCTTTTTTGTTTCCATACATTAAACTTACTAGTAGCTTCAACTTTTGTCATACCATCAATCTCTTGTGCTTTTTCTAAATAAGTTTTAATTGTTTTCTCAGATGCTTCTGGGTCAACTAAAACAGCTTTAAGGTCTCGTCTAAATACATCATTTATAGATGATAGTTCTGCTTGTGCTCTAGCTTTTCTTGTAATTTTTAAAGAGTATACGTTATTAGCTTTAGCTTCTTTTAAATTAGACAATTCTAAGTCTGATAAAGCATGAGATAATTTATCTGCTTCACTTTCAAATAAAGACTGTGTTACTTTTTCACTTTTAAGGAAAGTTTCTAAGTGAGCCTTAGCTAGTCCTTTTTGTTCTTCTTTAAGTGACTTAACTAAATCTTTGTATTTAATATCAAGTTCTTTGTTTTTTAATTTAGGGTCAAAAACCTTTACAAATTCTTCTACATCTGCTTCTAATTTACTAAAGTCACTATAAAGAGGGTCAGCATTAAAAGCTTCTACTTTCTTATTAATAACAGTAGCAAATATCTTATCACTTGCTTGTTCTTTACTTAGTCCTAAGTTCATATAAGCAGTAGTAGCATCTTTCATAACATTAGCTATCTCTGATGAAGAAGCCCCAGCTAATGATGAAGCTAAATTACCAATACCAACATCTGTGTCTTCTATCTGTTTAGCTAATACTTTCTTACCAATAACTCTTTCTTGTTCACCTCTAAAAGCTTTATTAGAATTAACAAAAGTATTCTTGTATTTATCTTCTAACTCATAACCAGTCTCAATAGAGTCTAAGGCTGTAGTATATTGATTAAGAATTTCATTTTGTTTATAAGGGTCTGTTGTCGTAGCTATTTGTTCATTATACCATTTATGTACTTCATTAGCTTCATTACTTGCTTCAACTAGTGAGTTCTTTTGTTTATTTTCTTGGTAATTACCATAAGCTTTAACACCTGTTTGTAATATATTACTAATATCTTGAAAAGCCTTAGCTCCTCTCATATCTACTTTTTGATTAACCATTACTGGTTGTGTATTAACTTTTACGTTATCTGACTGTGTGTATCCAAATATATTATCCATCTATTTCCTTATTAATTGTCATATAGTCCAGCTGTGTTACCCATAGAGTACCCACTAGCTGCTCCAGAAACTCCTGCTGATATCATACCTAATGTACCAGTTTGTTGTGACATCGTATTATTAAAATTAATTGTATTAGACATCATTCCACTCTCGTAACTATATTTAGCATTCCTCATCTCATTCTGTACATCAAGTAACTTACTTTCAGTGGCTTGTATCATTGTATCTTCTGCTAATGCTTTCTTCATTGCTACTGACTCTTGTGTTCTCATAGCTGTATTACCAGTTATATTTCTTTCAGCCGTAGCTGCTGTAGTCTGTCCTTTAGCTGCTAATGATTGATAAACTAAGTTAGTTAACTCCATACCAAGCTGATTATTAACTTGACTAGCTTTGTCTTGTAACTGTGACTGTGTTACTTGTGTGTTTTGTAGTAAGTTAGCTGCCGTTGCATTTGCATTAGCATTTGCTGTCTTAGAGATTGCTCTATTACTTTCCATACTAGCTCCTACTGCTAGTGTTCCCATTCCTACTGCTATCCATGCCATAATTCTTCTCCTAATAGTAAGTTATGTTTTAATAAATCATCTAATATTTCTTGATTTGTTTCTTCTTTGATGATTATTTTTTCTATTTCTTCTTTATCTTTAATATCCGTTGGGTGTACTGTTGTCCAATACATATCTTCCTCAATATAGAGAACCTTTCTAATATTCTCAAAACTCTCAATAATACAAGGAGCTTCTACATACTGTTTCTCTCCGTTCATCCATACCCATGCTTTACCAGACATTACAAAGTTTAAATGTCTTGTCTTATGTAGCTTACCTACAACAATAGAGTCTTTAGGCATAAATACTGACCTAGCATAAACACCTTCACTAAAGATGTCAGCTACTGGAAAGTCTATGTTTATAGCTTCTACTATTTCTTTATTATCTGTTGTCTCCATTTATATATCCTTTAATTAAGCTATCTAGGAAGCCCTACAAGCCTCTTTCGTGCCTACCATTAGTATTTGTATTGATAGACACTAACAAGCCTTAGAGGCTCTTATTTGGACGCTGCTGATGTACCGAAATAATACCCTATAATTGCTAGGAGTATCTCTTTGGTTGTAGCATCATACATAATTCCTTTTATTTCTGTTGTAGTTGTAAATAACCAACCTTCGTTAACTATTACTGTATTTAGTCCAGGTATAAAAGCTGGAGCTACTACAATAAAAGCAAACATACTCATCATTACTAAAACAATAAATCTTCTAATCCATACACCACCTCTT